TAGTGTATAATTTAATATATGGGTATATTTTCGCGTAAGACCACATCAACAGAGCCACAGGCATCTAACTCGATCTTGGCGCAATATGCCCCTCAAATTATGGGTGAAAACCTAAACCAATTAGTTAACTATATAACCCCTAGATTACAACGCGCTGATGCTATGAAGTGCAGTGCATTAGCACGCGCACGTAATTTAATTTGTGGAACTGGCGCAACTATTCCAATGGCGTTATATCGTAAATCTACTGGTCAGGAAATCGGCTCGCCTTTATGGCTTGAGCAACCATCACTAGCACAACCACGTTTCGTAACTATAAGCTGGACATTGGACAGCCTCATGCTATATGGCGTCGCTTATTGGGAAATTACGGAAGTCTACGAAGATTCGCAAAAACCTAAGCGCTTTGAATGGGTTGCTAATACTCGCGTAACATTTGATTTAGATTTATACAACACTACAGTTAATCAGTATTACGTTGATGGCTTTCCTCGCCCGATGTCTGGTATTGGTTCGCTTGTTACCTTTCAAGGTTTTGATGAGGGCGTGTTAGCACGCGGATCACAAACAATTCAAGCAGCTTTAGACGTTCAAAAGGCTATGGCTATCGCTTCCGCTACTCCATTCCCAACTGGCGTTATTAAAAACACTGGCGCGGATATGTCCCCACAGGAAGTTCAAGGAATTTTGGGCGCATGGAAACGCGCACGCGATACACGCGGAACTGCATTTTTAACTGCGACTCTTGATTACACTCCAACGTCATATTCTCCAAAAGATATGACCTACAACGATTCACTGCAATATCTTGCTACTGAAATCGCACGCCTTTGCAATATTCCTGCTTACATGCTTTCAGCAGATATGAACAACTCTATGACTTACTCAAATGTAATGGATGAGCGTAAGCAATTCTTTGCATATTCTCTAATGCCATATCTTGACGCGATTAGCAGCAGGCTCTCAATGGACGATATAACCGCGCATGGCAACGAAGTGCGTTTTGAAGTAGCAGATACTTTCTTACGCACTGAACCACTAGACCGATTAGCAGCAATCGAAAAAATGCTTGCATTAAATCTAATCACGCTAGACCAAGCGCGTGAAATGGAAGACCTAACCCCAATGGGAAATAGCGAGGAAAATAATGGCGAATCAGATCCTAACATTTAGCAGCGATATAACCTGCGATGCGGATAAGCGCACCATCTCTGGAAAAATCGTTCCTATTGGAACAGGCGAAGTAGGCAACACAAGCGCTGGTCGCGTTGCATTCGAAGCTGGCTCTATCAAGCTTCCAGATGATCCTAAGAAGATAAAATTACTAAATCAACATAATGTAAAAGAACCTTTAGGGCGCGCCCAATACATAACAGAGGCCGCTGATGGGCTTTACGCTAGCTTTAAAGTCAGTTCATCTACCAGAGGCTCTGATGCTTTGCTATTAGCAAGCGAGGGGCTTCAAGCTGGCTTATCAGTTGGCGTTTCAGTAGAGAAGTCATTTAATCGCGCTGGCGTAATGCACGTTACCGCCGCCGAATTGTTCGAAGTAAGTTTGGTTACCGAGCCAGCATTTAAGTCTGCTCAGGTTACCGATGTCGCGGCATCAGAAGAAGCGGAAGAAATTCCTGCTGACGAAGATGCAACCACACCTACAAAAGAAAGCGAGGAAACTGTGGAGAACACTCCAGAAGTTTCAGCAGCTCCAGAGGTAGAGGCAGCATCAGTAGAAGCCGCCGCACCAAAGGTAACTGCAAAGATTTACGCTAACGAACGCGTAAAGCCACTTACAGGCGCAGAATATCTATCTGCGAACATCAAGGCAGCAATGGGAGATGATGAGGCACGCCGCATCGTTCGCGCTGCTGACGATTCAACATCAACCAACACCGGCCTCACACTAGCGCCGCATCTACAGACCTTCATCACCGATTCGTTTTCTGGACGTCCGGCGTTTGATGCGGTAACACGTCAGGCACTTACAGAAAGCGGTATGTCTTTCACAGTGCCTCGCATGTATGTTAATAATGCAACACCTAACACTGCACCAACAGTTGCAGACACCAATGAGGGTTCAGCACCATCAGAAACAGGCATGACCTCAAGCTACGACACAGTAACAGTAAATAAGTTCGCTGGTTTGCAGCGCGTTTCATGGGAACTAATTGACCGCTCATCTCCAGCGTTCATGGATCTTATGATGGTAGAACTTCGTAAGGCTTACGAAAAGGCTACAGATGCAGCTCTTATTGCTGAACTTATTTCATCTGGAACAGCAGCTACTTCAGTAGCAGCAACCGCAGCTGGCTTGCAGTCATTTATCGCGACTGAGGGTGCAGCAGCTTACAAGGGAACTGGTGGCGATTTCGCTAACAAGCTTGTAGCTTCAACCGACCAGTGGGCAGCTATCGCAGGATACGCAGACACCACAGGCCGCGCTCTTTACTCAGCTCAAGGCCCAACTTACAACGCATCTGGCGTAGCAGTAGCTTCTTCAGTTCGCGGCGGAGTTCTAGGCACAGACCTAATCGTGGATCACAATATCACCGCTTCAGGCGTTGTAGATGATTCAATGTTCCTAATCGCACCAAGTTCTGTCTATGCGTGGGAATCACCAACAACTCAGCTTCGCGTTAATGTTCTAACATCTGGCGAAGTTGAAATCGCACTTTACGGCTACTTAGCGCTTTATGTTGCTAAGTCAGGTAAGGGCGTTCGCAAGTTCAACCTAACCTGATCAGTTAGTTATTAGATGCCGAGAGGGGCGGTTAGCCCTACCGCCTCTCATCGGTCATAAGAAAGGAAGAGATGAGTCTTTGCACAGTTAGCGAATTACGCACAACTCTTGGAGTTGGCACGCTATACCCAGATGCAACTTTGCAGCAAGTTTGTGATGCTGCCGATGCCGTGCTTCTTCCTATGCTTTGGTCTAACAAGTATTACGCTATTGCTCACGCAAATACTGGCACAGTCGGAACTCTTTGGTTTCAAGAAGATGTTCGTAAAATTTTTTATATTGGTCAGACTATTACAGTGTCTAACGGCGGCGCTCATTACAACGGAAGCCAGACAATCACCGAAGTAGGCGATTATTCAATTTCATTTACTACTGACCATTTAACCGATACGCCTTATCATCCTTACGCGCCTTATGCGACTGTCGCAGCTAGCCAATATACTGACTGGACTACCGATATGGCCGTGCAAGAGGCAGCGCTTTATATTGCAGTAGATATCTGGCAAGCACGCCAAGTTCCAGCATCAGGCGGCGTTGCCGTAGATGGTTATAGTCCATCCCCTTATCGTATGGGTAATTCTCTTATGGCACGCGTTCGAGGCCTTATCGCTCACGCGCTCGACCCTAACTCTATGGTGGGCTAATGCCAGCACCAGCAATCACTACTCTTCGCTCAACTATTGCAGCAGCTTTAGTCGATGATACAAAATGGCAAACTTTTGCATTTCCACCTGCAACCATTTTGGCTAACTCCGTAGTAGTAGCGCCAGATGATCCTTATATCTCACCACAGAATAACCAGCACAATACCATTGCGCCTTTAGCGCATTTTAAGATTATTATTACAGTTCCGATGCTAGATAATCAGGGCAACCTTTACGGCATCGAGGAAAACATCGTAGGCGTGTTTAACAAACTTGCAGCCTCATCCTTAGTTTTCAACGTCAGCGAAATCTCAGCACCTAGCGTTCTCGAAGCGCAGTCTGGAACTTTGCTTTCGTCTGAAATGTCCATCTCAATACTCACCACTTGGAGCTAACAATGGCAGACCAATCGCAGAACCCAGATTTGGCCTTTTTGATAAAGATTGGTCAAGTCCAACCACAAGCACCAAAACCAGCCGCTAAGAAAGACGAGGAATAATCTAAATGGCTATTTTCTTAAATAACAAAGTAGGCGTTAAGGTCAATAGCGTAGATCTTAGCGACCATGTAACATCTGTAACTCTTAATCGCAACTTTGATGAACTCGAAGTAACCGCTATGGGCGATACTGGCCACAAGTTCGTTAAAGGTCTTGAGGCTTCATCAATCACAGTTGATTTCCTAAACGATACAGAAGATTCACCAGCTTCAGTATTAAAGACTCTTCAAGCAGCATGGGGAACAACTGTAGAAGTTAAATTGCTACAGGATAAGGGTTCAGCGGTTTCAACCGACAACCCTCTTTACACAATGAACGTATTGGTAAATAACACAACCGATATCAACGGCGCAGTTGGCGATATCGGAACAATCTCAGTAACTTGGAACGTGCAAGGCGCTACAACCGTAGCAACTACAGGCAGCTTCTAAAAGAAAGATAGGGCTATGGCAAAACTAAAAATAACCAAAACAGACGGAACACAAACCGAACACGAAATAACCCCAGCGGTTGAGTATGCGTTCGAGCAAACTAAGGGCAAAGGTTTCCACAAAGCGTTTCGCGATGATGAGAAACAATCAGATGTCTATTGGTTAGCTTGGGAATGCCTCAGACGTTCGGGTGAAACTGTAAAGCCATTTGGCATCGACTTCGTGGAAACACTGAAGTTAGTCGAGGTGCTAGATAGCGACCCTTTAGGGTAGACCGCGGCTCTCTCACCTTTTTCATCGCTAAGTTAGCGGTGGAAATGGGAGTCGCACCACAACATTTATTAGAGTTAGACCAACAAATGCTAAACGCGTTAGTTCAAGTCTATAAGGACAAAGCGAAAGCGATAGAAGATGCCAGTAAGCGTAAAGGGCGCAATAGAGCTTAGAAAGGCTCTACGCGCCTATGCGCCTGACTTGGCTAAAGGTTTAACTAAAGAGATGGGGGCAGCCTTGAAACCAGTCGTAAGACAGGCTAGAGGCTTCCTACCTAGCAACTCTGAGGTGCTTAGTAATTGGCAAGGTGAGGGCAGTAGAGCCACTGGCAAGTTTCCTCAATACGATAGCGCAATCGCTCGTAGAGGCATTACTTATAAAACTTCACCATCTAAGCCAAACCGCAAAGGCTTTAGATCGTTAGCGACTATTTTCAATAAGTCTGCTGCTGGCGCTATTTATGAAACCGCTGGCCGTAAAAACGGCGATAGCGTATTCGTCAGAAATTTAGATAATAAATTCCCAGCAAGACTAGAGGGTCGCGACAAGATGCGTGGCCGTGCTATTTATCGCGCATGGGATAACAATCAAGGCAAGGCTACCGCTGGCGTTATGAAAGCCATAGAAAAAGCCACTGCTACCTTTAATGCTAGGAGTCGTATCAAATGAATAGCAACGTGTTAATTAACGTAGCCACAGAATACGACAATAGAGGATTTAAGCAAGCGGATAAAGGCATCGTTGCTTTAACTAAGTCAGTTGCTAAATTTGCTGGTACTCTCGCTTTAGCTCGAAGAGCTCAACAATCTATGTTTGGCTTTATGGAAGATGAGAAAGCCACTAAGGTCTTAGCGCGTAATCTTAAGAATTTGGGCTTGGCTTATGCAACACCTAGCGCAGAGCAATTTATTGCAACCTTACAAAAGCAAACTGGCGTTCTTGATGACCAGTTACGACCAGCCTACGCGCAATTAGTTCGCGTTACAGGATCAACGCTGGAAACCCAGAAACTCATGGCTTTGGCCTTTGACGTATCTGCTGGAACTGGCCAAGACTATGAGAATGTAATTAACGCTCTATCTAAGGCTTATGTAGGCAACAATCGAGGCCTTAAGACATTAAACATAGGTTTAACTGAGGCAGAACTTAAGACTAAGTCTTTTGGCGAAATTGTAAATATTCTTAATAATCAGTTTAGAGGCTCAGGCGAAGCATCGTTAGATTCTTATGCTGGGAAAATGGCGCTATTAAAAGTAGCCGCTGCTGATGCTGGCGAGGCAATTGGTAAAAGTTTGCTTGATGCAATTACTACCGCATCAGGGCCAGATGGCTTTCCTAAGTTTATTAAGAGTATTCAAACCGCTACTAACCTAGTTGTAGATTTGGTTACTGGAACTAGCCGCTTAAGCGCTTTATTTGATATTTTGGCTTCCCCATCTAAGGGCATAGGCGATATGTTTAAGAAGTATCGCTCACTACGCGCTCAGTGGGATAGAGAAGATTTACAAGTCCAGAAAGAACGCTCTGGTATTGCTAACAACACTTCTTCCTATTTAGCCAAGCAAGCAAAGGATTCTATCCTCGCTGCTAAGACCGCTAAGACTCAAGCAAAGTTAGCCGCTACCCAGTTAGCAACTCAAAAGAAACTAACCGCTGAGAAGAAAGCACAGGCGGCTTTAGATAAGGCTAATGTGGCGCTGGGCGCTGCTAACAATATGTTTGATATTGAGCGCATCTCTGTAGCTGCTGCAATGGCTAACCAGACTTTGACCGAGAACGAACGTAAGCGCTTAGAAGTTAAAACCGCTATTTTTGCTTTAGAAGATGCTATTGATTCTAAAGATACTGCTCGCATCGAAAAGCAAACCGCTATCCTTAATGGCCTAACTGGTCAATTAAGCGCAATGCAAAAACAGGAAGTTGCTTTAGGTTTAGTTAAAAGTGCGCTTGATGCTTTAGGCGTAAATAAAGATTTGATTAACTTAGATAATTTAGATTTGGCTTTGGCTAAGTTAAAAGAAATGAACTTATTGCTCAACGGCACAAAAACACCAAGCCAAGCGAATAACATTTACAGCCCGACCCTTAGCGCAGATATTTATAAAAAAACCGCAGGATTAACTTTTGCCGATGTCGGGGCAAAGCCATTTACTACACCTATGACTATTAGCGGTGCGGCATCTAATATCCCATCAACTTTTGAAAGCGTGGGCGCAGTTCCATTTACTCAACCAATGAGCATCGCTAGTCAAACTCCAGTGATTGTACAGATTACCGACAACGCGCAGAAGCTAGTTGATGCAGTTACCTTTGCAGCTCAGAACTCATCCGCTAATGGAAACCCTATCGGCCTATACCGAAACGCTCAGAACTTGGCTTGGTAATGACCTATCCGATAACTCCTAATCTCACAGTCTATTTTACTGAGGGCGCTACCTTTGGCTTCCCCTTTGTTATTGGTGATAGTGAGTATGGAATTATTGGCGTTAATACTCTTGGCGGCGATACCAACAACAACTTAGTGGTGGATGTATCTAGCCAGACAATTAACGCATCTATGCGAGCTGGCTACAACCTACTACAAGACCAGTTCCAAGCCTCAGAGGCTACTTTCCGCATCGTAGATCCTAACGGCGATTGGAATCCAACTAATACTTCTTCGCCTTACTATGGCTATTTAACGCCTCTTAGAAAGATACGTTTTAGCGCCACCTATGACGGCACTGGCTACTTCTTATTCTCTGGCTATATCACTCAATATAACTACTCTTACCCTAAAGACCAAGAGATTGGCTATGTGGATTTAGTTTGCGTAGATGCTTTCCGTCTGCTTAATCTTGCTGGAATTACAACAATTACAGGTGGCACGGCAGGGCAAGACACAGGCACACGCATTAACAAGATACTAGATGCGGTTTCTTTCCCTACCTCGCTTCGCTCTATTGAAACTGGTAGCACCACAGTCCAAGCAGACCCAGCGACCCTACGCACGGCCTTAGCAGCTATTAAGAATGCTGAGTTCTCAGAGCAAGGCGCGTTCTATATGGATGGTGGCGGAACTGCTACCTTTAAGAACCGACAGACAGTCCAAGAGGCGGCAGGGGCAACCCCGACAGTCTTCGCTAATGATGGCTCTGGTATTCCTTACTTCAACATTAACCCTGTCTATGACGATAAGCTGATTATCAACCAAGCCACAGTTACCCGAATTGGTGGCACTGCTCAGACTTCAAGTAATGCGGCCTCTGTGGCTAAATACTTCCCTCATAGCGTTAATTACGACAACCTAATCGTGCAGACCGATGCCGATGCACTAAACATCGCTAAGACCTATGTAGCGACCAGAGCCGAAACCACCTTGCGCGTGGATGCAATTACCCTCGATCTGACCACGCCTAACTATAACGATGGCATACTTGCCGCTTTAGATTTTGATTACTTCTCTAACGTGCGAGTAATCAACGTAGGCCAAGACGGCTCTACCATAGATAAAACCCTGCAAGTCGTGGGAATCTCTCACGATGTAACCCCGAATAATTGGAAAACAACTTTCACGCTCTCCGAACCTTTAGTCGAGGCTTTCATCATAGGAAGCTCTACTCAAGGTATAATTGGAGTTAGCGCAATGACTTACTAGGAGTAATAGATGGCAACAGGATTTCCAGCAGCAACGGGCGATGTCTTATCGGCATCTATGTATAACGGCTTAGTAGCCTATACAGTCAACACCGCTCAGACGGCAGACTATACCCCAGTTATTGCCGATGCCTATCAGACGCTAACCCCGATGAACAAAGCAACTGCGGTTAATTTCACTATTCCTACCGATGCTTCTGTGGCTTTCCCTGTGGGAACAGTATTAACAGTCTTGAACATTGGTGCTGGAGTATGCACCATTAAAGCGGTTACTAGCGGAACTACGACAGTTCTATCTGCTGGCGCTACCGCAGCTCAGCCAACTTTGGCTCAATATAAGTCTGCTGCTTGCATCAAGACCGCAGCTAATACTTGGTATGTGGTGGGCGCGATTGCTTAACAATCTTGCAGCTATTTTAGGTAACGGCGCTGCTGCCAACTCCTACGAATCTATTGCCACTGTAACTGTCGGCGCTGGCGGATCATCAACCATCAGTTTTACCAGTATTCCTAGCACTTACAAGCATTTACAAATTCGTTTATTTGGCCGTCAAGACACAGGCGGATTTGACCAAGCGCACTTGCAGTTTAATTCAGATACAGGCAACAATTATGCTACTCACAATTTAAACGGCAATGGTTCAACTGCTGGCGCAGGTGCTACAACTTCAACTAACAAAATTAGTATTTCTGCCTTTCCTGGTCCTAATCAAACTAGCAGCGTCTTTGCTGGTTCAGTGGTGGATATTTTAGATTATACAAATACTTCTAAATATAAAACTACAAGAGCTTTATCTGGCGTAGACGCTAATGGTAGCGGTTATGTCTGGTTCGCTTCTGGACTTTGGCAAAACACAAACGCAGTTTCTTCTATTACTTTAGTTTGCGGCGGTAACTTTGTTCAATATACCAGTGCGGCACTTTATGGGGTGAAATAATGGCTTCTACTTATACACCGATAGCGACTACTACGCTAGGCAGCGCAGCAGCAAGCGTTACTTTTACTGGTATTCCAAGCACTTACACCGATTTAGTTTTAATCAGCACACCAATAGTTACTTCTGCAACTACTTTTGGTATTCGTTTTAATTCAGATACCAATACGAATTATTCATTTACTACCTTAAACGGCGATGGCACTTCTGCTACTTCCGCTCGCGGCAGTAATGAAAGCTATTTGCGTATTTCTTATGTGGGAACTTCACGAACCACAAATACCAGCCAAATCATAACCAACATTATGAATTACGCTAATTCAACTACATATAAGACTGCTATCAGTCGCGATGGTGCGGCTAGTGATGGATCTGGCGCTCAAGTCGGTTTATGGCGTAAAACTCCTGAAACTATTGGCACAGTTATTATCGTTCCAATTTCGGGTGGAACAATTATCAATACTGGTTCAACCTTTACCCTTTACGGAATTAAGGCGGCATAATGGCTGATACATACACACTAATTTCAAGCGTAACTGTTGGCGCTGGTGGCGCTAGCAGTATTGACTTTACTAGTATTCCTGCTACTTATACGGATTTATGCCTAGTTACTACTTTAAGAAGTTCGTCAGCCGCAAATGTGGTAGATGGCAATTTAACTTTTAATTCAAGCAGTTCTAACTTTTCTTGGAAAGAATTATTTGGCACAGGCTCTTCCGCGCTTTCAGGCGGAAACACAGTAAATAACGCTTTAGGTCAGATTGCCGCTGCAAACTTAACAAGTTCAACATTTTCAAGTGGTCAGTTATATATTCCTAATTATGCTGGCAGCGCAAATAAGTCTTTTAGTTTTGACTTTGTAACTGAAAACAACGCCACTCTAGGTTATGCAGGTTTAATCGCTGGTTTATGGTCTAACACCTCAGCAATTACTTCTATCGGAATTACACCAAGCGCAGGAACTTGGGTTCAATACTCAACCGCTTATCTTTACGGAATCAAGAACAGTTAGGAAAACAAATGGCAGATACAAAAATCGTAGTTAATTGCGAAACTGGCGAGGTATCAGAGGTGGAACTAACTGCCGAAGAAATCGCCCAGCGTGAAGCAGATCGTATTGCTTTCGAGGCAGAGCAGGAAGCTAAGGCTGAGGAAGAGCGCGCTAAGGCAACTGCTAAGGCAGACCTATTAGAGCGACTAGGCATTACTGAGGATGAGGCAAAACTGCTTCTAGCATAATGTCCATTAACAAAGTCCTAGATGCTGCTCGCGCTGAAATCGGTTATATCGAGAAGCCGAACAATAATAACAAGTTCGCTAAGGTGGCTGGCCATGCCAATTATCAGGCTTGGTGCGCGACTTTTATTAGAGCGTGCTTTATCAAAGGCGAGGAAGCAAAAGCAATCCCAGATAGCGCCTACTGCCCACACATCGAAGCATGGGCAAGAGCTAACAATCGGGTTGTGCCAACTGCCGAAGCGCGCAGAGGTGACTTGGTTTTATTTGATTTTACTAGAAGTGGAAAATCCGAACACATCGGGATTCTCAATAGCAATTTTTATCCGAAAGTTAGTAAATACCTACGAACCATCGAGGGTAACACTGGGGCTATCAGTG